CAAAGTCGATGCTCCGACTGTGGTAACTGTTGGTCTTTCGACCGAGCTGACAATGTATCCCGCTGGAATAACTGCCAGAACGCTTATGATTAACTGCTCGATATTGTCGAGCGATGCAGGATTGCTGTTATATGCAACTGCAACTGTGATAGTCATATTGACTTTTGATCTAATGTTTGATTTGTTAATTGTTTCAAATTCAAGGTATGGGCTATCTGGAACAACCACAACAGCTGGTGGAATTACTGTTTCAGGCACAAATGAATAAACATTTCCAGCAACAGTTGATAATGCAGTTGCTAATGGCGTGCGAACTTGTTCAAGAATTGTCTGATTAGGCATTATTGAGCAATTCCCTCAGTATCTACATAAGCCCCCAATATGCCTATTACCCTACTGTAAAGCGATCTCCCGATTCTGTATGGCGTACTGGTGAAATCGATACCCTCTATTTGTCCACCTGCTGCGATTCTTGATTGAAAGACTTCGATTTCCAACATAAGTTGATGCTGATGATAAAGTCGCGCTTCCACTTGGAATAACATTTGCTTCTGCGACATCGGCATTAGTGATTGCAGCTTGGAAGGTATATGCTCCAAGATCTGAGTCAAGTACTGTTCTTGTTCCATTGTATGGGCTTCCGCATCCTGCGATAACGACTGATTGTCCGGCTGTGAACTCATGAACACCTAGTGTAGTAAAAGTGGCGACATTGTCGTTTAATACTGTTTTTTGAATTGGGCTTTTGAATGTAACCAACATTGGCAGAATGGTGTTTTCTGCTGTATCAATAATTCCATTTAGGTAAGTATCGTCATACAAGGCAGATGACACGCCAAGCACGGATCTCAACTCGGTGGCTGTGATTATGGTTGGCATGTCATCTCCTTACTCCCATTAAAGGATGCCTATGATCGGGAGCAACCATAGGCACTCAGTTAAATTAAGCTATGTCTAACTTACGGAATGCTGTTGGGTAGCGATTAACTACTGCAACATAACCATATAGACCGATTTCAATACGGCCGTTAGCAACGATATTGGCACGAATCTCAAATGTTCCGGACTCATGGAATCTCATCGCCTGTGAAGGATAAACCAAAGCAACCTTTGCGTTGCCTGTGTTTCCTGTGTAGTTAGGATCTACTACTAGATCAAGTCCTGCAACTGTTCCAGTTGTTGAACCTTGAGTAATTAGACCACCAGCATTTTGTGGAGCTGCTGCTGCAAATAGTGGGCGTTGTGAACCATCAACTGCACCCAATAAGTTTGCGTAATCGATGTTTACATATCCACCTGAAGGCGCAACTAACAATTTGTTAGGAGTAAAGCGCATTACATTGTAGGAATCAGCAATTCCGTCTGCAATAGACTTATAAAGTGTTGAACCTGTTGATGAATCTGCACCATCTGCTGCAATACGAGCTGCATACTGATCTGTCTTTTGTGCGTAAGATGCGGCCAACTCACGAATGAGCAGGTCAAGCATACTTGGGTCTGATCTATCCAAGACCTCTTGATTAAACACATTTGCACCCGCAAATTTGACGATGTTATCCTCTTGGAAAGTAACAGCTGTATCTTGAGATGCGTATTCAACGCCTTCTGCTGTTTGCCCAACAATTGCTTGCGCTCCTAATACTGGAGTAAAGATTTTAAGCCCAGAAGCAGGAAGCGGTGCGCGCTCGATGCTATCAATAAATGGTCTTGATGAATCAATTACGCCAATAACATCGCGTAAGTAATTTGGTGGAACCATTCCTGTGTTTTCTGAAACTGTTCCAATTGCTAATGCTGCAAGTAGATCGCGTGCATCGTTGTCGCCTTGAATTGCACGAATCTGTGCTGCTGCATATTGTCCTGCTGTAACATTTGTATCAACGCGTGGCTTTGTGTATGCCATGTAGTTGGCTGTTACAACTGGAGCCTGTGTCGCTTCTACCGCTTCGGTCGCGATAGGAGCCTCAGATGTAATCTCTGACACTTTGTTCTCCTCTGTTGTTGTATCCTCAGCGGTTGCTTCGGAATTCTCTGGTGTTTCACTTGCAGCAACTTCCGCCACTCTTGCAGAATCAATTGCTGGCTCGGTTACTAGTGAAACTTCTTGTAAGGAACTTGCCTTAATGCGTAATACGCCTTCCTCATTTTTCCACTCGTTGATTTTTACACCAACGCTAAATCCATCTCTTAAACCTTCTGCTGCTTCTAATAAAGAATCATCGCCAGCAATTGTTGCTGCGACTTTAAAGGTTGCTTCAATGCCTTGATCGTCAGCTGTAACATCGATCATTTTTCCAATTGGTCGAGTGCGATCATGCTCAAGTAATAATTTAATTGGCTTTGAAAAATCAATGCTATCTTTCTCAAATACTGTTGCGCCTGCGCTAGTAAAGCCTTTTTCATCCCAGCTTACAATGCGACCAGTTAAGGTACGCTTTTTACTATCGGCTGCGGTTAGTGTTATTGGGAAATTGATTTTCATCGAATCAAGTCCTCCTCCTCTTGGATTTGCTCAACGCTCATCGCGCCAATGCGGTTTAGGATTTCATAAACTTGCGCACGCTCTAAAGCAGATCCACGCAAGAAATCATCAATGTCAAATCGAGTTTCAATACCATTAGGGCAAAAATCGGCTTGAGATAATCTTTGTTCAATTGCAGTTAAAATTGGTCGTAATGAAAAGTCAATAAGTGCTTTTCTTTCAGCTGTCATGTTTGAATAAGTCATTGAAGTAGTTTCGGCAGAAATAAATGATGCTGGAATGCCAGATGCTCTTGCAATTTCTAAAGCAAGGTATTGACGAGCTTCATTCATTTGAAGCGATTTAGGATCAAAGCCTAAAGTTTGCAATTCCACATCAGCATTCAAAAATGCCGTACTGCGTGTAGTTCTGCTAGCTTTCCAGCTTTCTAATAATTTTGTAATACGCTCTGGAGTTAAATTTGTTCCATTTGATTTAAGAACCATTTGTGGCATTGGCTCTTTAGCGTACATTTCAGCTGCTTTTTCTAATTCTGCCGCTGCTTTAATTGTGCGACCTGCTCTGTTAAGAATTCCTTCATCTAATCCATTAAATACAATTAAGGAACCTAAACCAAATGGTGGCACTCGCTTACCATCAACTGTGTAATAATCAATTTCTGTTGAATTAGCATTTAATGAAGCATAAACTCTATTTGGCGCAACTCTTGTCCATGCTCTAATTCTTGAAGCATCTGTCGCGGCATAAGTGTCGAGGCAAATTCCATACCCGACGCCGTATAGCAAAATATCCTCAGCCAACCAACTGTAAATTGCTGAACCAGCAACTCTTGGATCTGGTTGCATAATTACTCGGTTTGGTCTTATGTGTTCATTTGTAAAATGATTATATTGCTCTAAAGGTAATGATCCGACAGTTGAGCAAATTATATTTCTTGCACGAGCTGCTGATGGTATTGCCATAAATTGCTCGCGAGTTGCAGTTGTTGTTCCAAATAAAATTCCGCCAACTAATTGTTGAGCGTTGTATGGTGAGAGTGATGCAGCTAATTTTCTTGCGTTGCTCTAAATCTATCAAATAATCCCATTAGCATATAATATACCATAAAGTCAATATATTATGCTATTTGAATATCAACCTCAGTTTCTGGTTGTGTTGCAAAGTAAGTTGCTAAAGCAGAAGCGACAGCTGCACAAACTGCCACCCTACTTGCACGCCTTCCGATGATCCATGACCCATCCCCATAGGGCAGTTTCGCAGCGGAAAGTGTTTGTTGAGTCAGTTCGTCTTGACCCCCGTGCTGTAATCGATGGGAATTGATTGCGCCTAACCACCGATCACACGATTCAGCATATATCGCCCCATCCATATCTGTAATGGGAATTCCAGCAGGAACTAACCGACTTGCGACGGCTTGTGCAGTCCTTTTGGAATAAGCGACAGTCTGAACATTATATTTTCTAACATAGGGAGCAAGATCATTTGCTACCGCTAAATCATTTATTGAATAATCATTTGACCAAGTATGAAGTAAAACTAAATTAAACTTTTCTCCAGGTAGTTTTTGGGTAGCAACTAAAGCTGCATATTTTCTATCTGGCGACAAATCAAGTCCAAGCCATGTAGGTTTGTCAGGGTCTAGTGGTATTGGGTCGGTCTTGCATAATTCCCATTTTTGTGCATCAATGGCAGAGTTAATCGTATCAACCCACAAACATAATACTTCAGTTTTTACAATATCCGGTGGATCATTTATTACAGCTTTAAGATTATCTGGATGCATCAATGTGCCAAGCGATGGGTTGGCTTGAGCAAATGCTGGCCAATTGATTTCACCTGACGGAAGGGTAATCGGTGATTCCGGCTCTGCACTCCACTCAAACCAA